TTAAATCAGCATTGTTGAGATTGGAATAATACGGATAATGTCACCGTTTTTGCCTTTAATGCCGACGGAAAGTTGTTTGTAACGCAATCCGTCATCCACTAAAATAGCTTCGATGATCACATAGTCCGTAGTTTCAACCAAATCCTTGGTATCTTCCACAATCATTTTTCATTCCTCCTTTGTTTTTCGTTATACTACAAGGAGGCAGCGCTTGTCAATGCCTTTCACCAAAAGCACAGCACAAAAAAAGCCGGGCAGTTACCTGTCCGGCTAAATTTTTTTCATTTTTTTGCAAATTGTTCTTGACATATCGCATATTATGTGATATACTATAAACAGTGAGAGACGGAAAGCGGAGCTCACGAATACTAAGAAAGGATGGTATCTAAGATGACAGATAGACAGTTCAACCAATTCATCGAACTTGTCGTCCAGATCTTGAAAAAATGCAAGAGCCTGGACGACGCCATCAGTATTTTAGAAGCTCTGCGCTTCTAAAGAAACAAGTAGATGGCGGGCGGCAACCCGCCATCTACGACCAGTATACCACAGAAACTCACTAATTACAACAACAAAGGAGAAAGTTATGAAAAACTATAAGGATTTTGCAAAAAAGTATATCGGCGCGAGCGACATTGCCTCTTTAACTGTACGCAGCGGCCGCACTGTGGCCGCTCTCGACTTTGGCCAAGACAACGAATATCAGGCGTATATCGTAGAAGGCGACACGGCAATCCCTGACCATTACCACCTCGTTCTTGACCTGGAGCATTGGATCAACATATATGATGACCGTGAGCTGGCTTTCAGCGCTTCTGCGGATCATATCCGTGTTTACCGCGCTGGAGAAATGGGCTGCATTATTCAGCTGGACGGCAATGCCGATGTAAAAAAACTTGTGACCGTTGACGAACTGCTGTTCAAACTGGAACAATCTGCAAACAAATAAAGCACCAACAGGTGCTATGTCATTAGGAGGATAACATGGCAATTCTGAACGACATGGGGCAGCAGGTGTCCTTTGAATGTACTGACCTGATCGAGGATGTGCGGGAGGATATTCAGCGCATGCGCCGCACCAAAAAGGTAAGCGTAGCTTGCAGGGTCAAGGCCGGGGTCAAGATTGTGTTTGACTACGCCCTTGATAAGGACGAGGAAAAACGCATTCAACTGGCAGACGACGAATGGATGGAAGCAATGACCTTGGGACAGCTCCTTGCTTATGCGATCCGTCAAAACCGTTTGACTGTGTCTCCTGGTTCTTTTGATAGCGTCAGTGAACTATTTGACGCCAGCGGTATGCCGATGAGTAGTTTTGGCAGTTTCTTTGGCGTGCCGCCGCGCACTATGCAGGCTTGGATTTATGGTGATAATCCTTGTCCGCAGTATGTCATTGATTTAATGGCTTACAAATTGGAACACGAAAACAAAATTTAATAGCAAAGACCCGGTGGGATCACTCCCTGCCGGGTCTCTTTTCTTATGTCTTATGCTTTGACTACAAGTGCCGGATCTGCGGCAATATAGCCACCGTCCACCAGTTCGTAGAACGGCGTGGCCGTGCTTCTGTCAACAGCCCTTGCCGTTAGCACTTCGCCTGTCTTGACCAGCCGGAGCACATCCTCGTCTCCCAAGATCGGGCGGCTGTGGACCCTGACTGATCCTTGGAACACTACCTTGATCTGGAATGCCTTGTCCTTTTTTGCCGCCTTTGTGGCGGGTTTCTTTGCTTCTGCCATTTTGGTCTCCTTTACTTAATAAACTTCTTATTGCCGTCTTTTTCCCACACACACAGCCAGCCGGAGGGGCAGCGCGCCCATAGGTTACCGGTGCTGAGCAGCTTGGTCTCCAGCACGGTAATGGTGGTGCCGGAGCGCAGCATAGCGTCTGCTTTCAACTTACTGCTTGTAGCGTGGCGCCGTCCGTCCGTGGTCAGATCTTTAACCTTTTTTCTGCCGGTGGCAGCACCTGCACCCTTGTAAACGCCTCGCACCGCCGTGGTGGTGTATTTACCCTGCTTTACGGTAGGCGCCTTGGGTGTTGCTTTACGGTAGTTCACATCGCTTGCCGCGTAAACCGTCTTAGCACCCTTGGCATTTGTGAACAGCCAAATACCGCTGATGTCTGACGCAAGAGCGGCAGGCTGTACATACACTTCCCTGGCGTTCTTGACCTTTGTGTGCTTCCGCCGATTGGCAGTCAATGTGAATTTGCCGTCGTACCAGTACGGGTCGAGAATGATTAGATTGCCGGACTTGTCCAGTCCGCCCACATACACATAGTGGCCGCCGTTTGAGAACAGCTTCTTGCCGCCACCGCTGACGCATACAATGGCCTTGCCGCCTGCTTTCAGGTGGGCTTTCAGATCAGCAACAGACTTGGCTCGCTTGCTTACGATGGAGTAGTGCTTTTCAAGGTACGCTGCCACTGTATTCATGTTGGTGCCGTCTGCGGACCGTGCGCCCATCAGTAGGCACTTCTGTGTCCAAGCTACCGTGTCTAAGCTGGTAAAGCCGAAGTTATGGAGCACCATAAGGCTGGCGCACACCCCACAGCCGCTGGTATAGATACAGCCGCCGGTTCCGTACTTATAGGGATGAGCCTTGCTGGGGTATCTGATAGATTTGCACTTTTCGGTGGTCTGTCTGCAATAGTACAGTTTACTCATGACTGACCGCCTCACTCTCTGCTGTCTCCGTGCGCTCCAGCGCCAGGGTTTCGTCCGCTTTCAAAGCAGCTTTTGTAAAGCTGTTATTCTTCCACCAGGCGGCCAGGGACGCCGCTACGGCCACCACCGTTGACACGGCGGTGTAGACTTCATCGTCCGAAAAGGGCAATGGGTTCTTGCCAAAGGCATTGAGCAATACATTCAGCAGAGATACCGCCAGAACGGCGGTTCTTGCAATAGTTCCTGCTGTTACTTTCATTTTTTAGTCCTCCTTTTGTTGCGGCTCCTCCGGGAGCGCGATAATCTCATTATAAAATTTGGTCATCATACCATTGCCGCCCAGGGCATGATAGGCGTCGTACACCTTGACCATGGCTTCTTTTGCATAGAGGGGGCAGTAATGCCGCTCAGTATGCTTTTCGTGCTGCCGTATGATCTCGGCGCGCAAAATGGACTGCAAGCCGTTTTCAATGGCTATGTACCGGGCTGTGGTGACTTCATCCATTGCTTTCTTGCTCTTTTTCTTTGCAATCAATGAAGCAATCACAGCGGACACGGCACTGCCGACAACCGTTGACACGGCAGCAGTCATGGCGGCCGTGACGAATGCACTATACATCGGTCTCACCCCCTTGCAGGGCGTTGATCTCTGCCCGGTACGCCGCCCGCTGCCGGCGGATCGGTGCATACTCCTCCTCAGAAAGTGCGCCATCGGTATATTTTAGGCACAGATAATCTGTTTCCGCCAGCTCGGATTTTAGAAATGCAATACGGCTTTCGGTTTCTACATTCATTTTGCCACCCCCAATATTTCAATAATCGTTCCGGCGCCAATAGTCTTACCGTTGGTTGGGAACGACAGGGCTTTGATTGCGCCATGGCCCTCGGCGTCCTTAAAGATGTTGAATGTGATACCGCTGGCGGCCCAAATTGTTCCGCCGGCCATGAGGTTTGCCGCGTTGAAATTACTGGCGATGTTGCTCTTGTTTACTTGTACCCGCACCATGTCCTCGGTGATGTCCACCTCTGCAACGGCGAAGGAACCCTTAGTTGTGGCCGTTTCAAACCGGAAAGCATTCGGCAGGAAGCACTTTGAGGTGTAGGAATTGAGATACACAGTGGTATCACCGGCCGCTGAATTAGAAGCACTGCCCGCCACAGCCATACGCAGTCTGATCTTGCGGCATGGCTTGGCTAAGTCCCACCTTTGGCTCGCTGTGGTGTCAGCGTCAAAGGTCTTGGTGAACACGGTCTCCCATGTTTCGCCTGCGCCTGCCAACTCCTCTTTCACCTCGGCAAGGCCCTTCGTGGCGTCTGTGATCTCCTTGGCCAGGGTGTCAGTCAGCAGGCCTTTGCCAATGATACTATCGGAGAAGTGCCAGGCTTTGAGCGCCTTGCTGCCGATCTTCGGCGTTGTCACCGCACCATCCTTGATGTTATCTTGCTCCACGCCGCCGTAGGCTATTTTTTTACTCGTGATGGCCCTTTCAGCTATTTTTTCGCTCGTAATTGAATTCAGGCCGATGTTTCCAAGCGCCGCACCCTCTGCCAGGTGCTTAGCCTGCACTGTTCCGTCACCTACATTTGACAGCACCGCCATATACTTCCAGGTTGCTTTGTCCGGCGTACCGGTGGTCGTGCATTGGTACACCGTGCCGGTACTCAGGTTGAGATACAGGTCACCGATGAATGCGGAGCTGATCCCGGAAGCCGGGTAGGTGATTTCACTGCCCGCTGCACCATCAATGGCGGTTCCGGTGTGCCATTTGTTAAGCAGTACATCATCTGCGGATAGATCTGCGCCCGCTGCCGTGGACAGATCCCACTCTTCAACCGTCACATTCAGCATGGTGCTGTCATTATAGTTGATGAATGAGGTGTCTGCCTTGCCTATGTATGCCAGTTTGATGATGTCGCCCTCACTGACAGCTGTAACGATGGGTCCGGTGATATAGGTCTCATACTTACCGGATCTTGTACATATACAGCGCTCAATGCGTGTCGCCGTTCCGTCGGCCTTGACGATGTACAAGTCCATTTCGCACTGCGTCAGTGCGGTGGACTCATACATATACGCCTGCCCGGTGATCCTCACTTTGCTTACGCCTTTGCCTATTTTTACGCCGCCGTCAGCCAGCGTGAGCGCTGTGCCGTATTGGCGTGCGGCCGATGTAAGATTTAGATATACCGGCGCCTCGTATGTTCCCTCAGCCGTCAGCGTGAATTTGGCGGCAAGGACCGCCTGGATGTGTGTGGTTTGCGCCTGCTTTTGCAACCGTCCATTGACAAGCGCTACAGCCGCCTTGAGCGTTGCTACATCTTCGGCCGCCGGCACTTGGGACAGCTTGGACAGTGCGTCCCGGAGGGCGGCCCAGTCGTCGCTTTGTTCCATACCGGCGGTGCTCTGGGTACCGTGCACTTTAATGGCAAATTTTGCCGTTGTAATGACCTTTCCGTCCGTAGCGGACAGAAGGATCTCTACTTGGCTTGTCCCCAGAATGAGCATACTGCTCTTCATCGTCAGCTGTACTTTGCCATCAATCACTTGGGCGGTGATCAGTGCTTTTGTACCGTTTGGCCGGATCATGACCGCCCTGGCTTTTGCGTCTGCCGGGAGTGCGTACAGTGCGCCGTTGTCCAGGAGGTTGATCAGAATAATGCGCCCGGCGTCGTCTTCGGCTTTGGCACTCACGGTCACATAGCGGTTGGCACCGTTGATGTCAATAAATATTTCCTGCAATGTTGTCATTCAATATCATCCTCCGTTTCGGTATAGGCTTTGATCAAGTCAAGAGTGTTGTCCGCTGTCATGCTGTCTCTGTTCAGTTGGTGAATGCCCTGCATGGCTTTGTAGCTTCGTTGGGTCACTCTGCGATAGTAGTTGCGTTTGAACGACCCGATCTCACACCCGGTCAATTCGTGCTTTAAGCAGTCATATTCCAGCTTTATTACTCTCGCCTTGGCTGACAGACCCAACTTATTCAGAGCGATGGTAACGGTGTCTCCGAGCTCTATGTGCTCCAGCTCCTGGAACATTTGGTACGCTGGATCCTTTCGCAGATCCAGATAGTCAACGGCCACATTGATTTTTGGCTCGTCTATTCTATCCACCGAAAATTCCAAAGCGGCTAACCGCCGGATCTCCTTAATCACATCTTCGATGTCCGTAAACGCCGCGTCGTTATTGGTCAACCTGCGGATCGAGTGCTTAAAAGGGTTCATGCCGCTGCCCGGTCGTCTTACAATGTTGAACCATATTTTGGTTACCCCTTTAGGTACCGTGAAGCTGTAAGCAAAGCTGTTCCTCCACCAGTCGCTTGTCGCAAATGGTGCAGGAGCCGTCGCCCACAGATCTCCGTCTTTGTGCGCGTAAAAAAAGGGGCAGTCGTTTCTATATCGACTTGTCAGTCTGTAACTACTGTTTGCGGACACTGCCGCTACACCGTAGAAGCAGTTCTTCTCGTTTACGCGTATCACCTTTTTGCCGCTCAGCTGTAGGCGTCCGGGGTATATAGAGAACGGCTGCGGCGTATACTTTGGACTTACATAATACGACTTGATGGCGATATGGGGGTAGCTGAACTCCTTTTCTTTTTCGCTTACCACCAGCTCGTCATTGTATATGCCCTCTGTCGTGGTTGGAAGAATACTTGTGACCACATCGTTTGTGTTTACCGTGAATTCCACTCCAGAGGCATTGACTCCATCTCTAAGGACAAGTCCTCGGTCTTTTCCCAACTGTTTCATAATCTGAATGTTAAAATTATCCGGTAGCCATTCGGCTGACCATTTGCGGATCACACTCTCATCGTCCCCAAGCAATGCGTCGTATGCGCTCTTGGCGTCTGAGTAATAGCAGGAAAACGACTTGAATGTGTCGAGTCCGGTTACACTCGGGCTGAAGTCGGATGTGTTCAACACCGTGCTTGCAAAACCGTAACAGTTTGATTGCTCATCCCCACATTCTCCTGGTAGCGTCCGCTTCAAGTCGAATATAATATGCTGCGCCGAGGCTTTGACTTTGGTGTCAGAAGTAATCACTTGCCATATTCTGAATGCTTGGCGTTTCGCCCATGGTGTGTCCACCACCAACACATTTTCTTCTGCAATGTACTTCCACCGGCCCAGTGTGTCTACCGGGTGCTCCATCTCCACCACTATGGCGCCGCCCAGCTCAATGCTGACGGTGCAGGAATAAGGCGTCAACACCATATCGCCATTATGTTTCAGTGCCGCTTTTCCAGTGAAGTTCTGCTTAGAATATACTTCGATCATAGGCGCCTCCAGTTGGGCACATACTCCAGTGTTGCAGGGTTCTTCGTTCCGCCGAATTTAATCGTATTTGTGCCCTTAACCAACACCAGGCCGTCCAAGTCTCCGGTGGCATTGCCGTTGACGATTTTGTAATCGCCTGTGTAGACCATGCGCCTTTCCACATCTATAATGGTGGTTGGCGTTGTGATCTGTACGGTCACTGCATTACCGTTGACTGTGATCGTTGCCGTATTGCCTTTTGGGTATTTGGTCGTTACATAAAAGACCGGGTACGCTGTCTCATACTGGTTGTTTACGACCTCCGGGCACGGCACTCTTGTGCCACCGCGCACCAGGTACTGGTACGCCGTGCAGGTGAATGTGACCGTGAACTGCGCCAGCCGCCGATATATGCGGGTGAACTCGGAAGTTTCCACCTTTCGTACCCGGAGGTAATACTCCGGGTCGTCATTTTTTATCAACCGACTGGGGCCGGTCGGGTGGAATAGCCAGTCTTTGATCTCGCGCACCCTCTCGTCCCATTCTGTGCCGTCCGGTACCAGGAAGTTGCAGGAGTAAGGCACCTGTATGTCTTCATAGGTGCCCTGGTCCAGATAGTAACTGCCATCCATTGCCGCTACATTGGTTTCCTCAATCTTTTTGACTGCGGCGGGCATATTTGGTCGCTGGGTGGCTTTAACCCCCAGTTCGGAGGCATTTCTGCCTCCGAAAGTAAAGTCAAACTTATCCATCTGTGTCCAACCCCTTTGCCATCTCATAGTTTCGCTGATCCTTAGTCACTTCGTCTGTGACTTGCTGAACGACCTTGCTACCGATCTCCTTACCGTCCAGGTAAGTATGTACGATCACTGTCGGACGAACACAGGCGATCAGTCGCTGGAGCTGGTTGTCCAGCATTTTGCTAAGGGCCGTATAGAACGGACTCAACGGCAGAATTGCTTCCCCGCCTGTGCTGGGTTCACCGCCTGCCAGCAGTGTGCCGCCGTATGCACCAAAGATCTGTCGTCCGCGCATAATGGCGCCGCCTGCGTACCAGTCGATATTCAGCTTGGGTACAGACGGCGGATCCAGGCTAAAACCACCTGTTATGCTGAAATGCGGTAGCTTGATGTTTGGAAATTTCAATTTTAGCTTGTTGAAGAAGCCCCGAATGGCAGCCAAGCCTTTGCTCACAATGTTTTTGGCGTTGTTAATACTGTTGGATATGCTGTCTTTGATCCCACCGAAAATGCGCGATACCAGGTTACTAATCCACTTCAGCGGTACGCTAATTATGTTCTTAAGCGCATTGAATACCGTTGATACAACCGTCCTGATGGTATTGACCACTGTGGTCACTACGGTCTTGATCACATTCCAGGCAGTGGTGATGATCTTTTTCCAAATCGTCACATAAGTTACGATCACAACACGGATCGCAGTGAACACCTTGGTTATTATGTTCCTAATGCCGTTAATAATTGGCGTCAGGACGGCCTTTATACCGTTCCACACAGCGGTCCAGACTCGCTTGATCGCATTACCGACAGTCGAGATGATGGTGCGGATCACTTGCAGTGCGCTTGAAATAACGGTCTTAATAGCATTGAACGCGGCGAAAACATATTGCTTGCAATTTTCCCATATAAAGCGGAATGGCAGCGTTATAATGTTAAATGCAGCACTGAACAGATTGGCAATGAACATAATGGCCACCTGTATGCCGTTCTTTATGCCGTTCCATACTGTCTTAATGAAATTCCACAATGTCGTGAAGATGTTCTTTATCCAATTCCAGGCTGTCTGAAATATGGCTTTCGCTTTATTCCACACATTTTCCAACGCAGGTTTGATCTTGTCCCAGTTCTTGATGATCAACACGATACCGGCTACTACAGCAGCCACAACGGCGGCAATAATCACGCCTTTAAGGCCAATTGTCGAAAACACACCTGTGATAGCCTTACCTATCTTCCCGGCTCCGCTTGAAATCTTGCTGACCAGGCCAAGGCTGGACACTGCGCTCTTGATCTTGGAAATACCGGATATTGCGCTACCGACCGTGCCTATAATTTTGCCTATTCCAAGGAGCAGCGGTCCGATGGAGGCCACAATTAAAGCTATGACTGCAGTCGTTTTCTGTTGACTGTCGCTTAGTCCGTTGAACTTGTCTATAGCGTTGGTCACAGCTTGTGTGATGGAGCGGATCTCTGGAGTAAACTGTGAGGCTAAATTTATACCAGCAGACTCAAAAGCACCGCTCATGTTCTCCACATCGCCGGCCAGGTTGTCCAGCATATTGTCTGCCATATCCTGTGCGGCGCCGTCTGCGTTCTTAAAGCTGTTCGTCATTTTAGTAAGTGCGCCGGACCCTCGATCGATCAACGCCTGCATACCTGACAAGGCGTTTTTGCCATATAGCGTAACGATGGCGTTTTCTTTCTGTTCTTGGGTCATACCCTTAAACTTAGACTGGAGTTGCGCGACCTGCTCACTCAGCGGAACCATATTCCCTTTTGCGTCGAAGAAATCCACACCCAATTCCTTCATTTTTGCGCTCATTGCTTTGGTGGGCGCTGCCAGTCGTGACAATGCGCCGCGAAGAGATGTACCAGCCTGGCTACCCTTAATACCTTGGTCGGACATAATGCCGATAGCCGCTGCGGTTTCTTCAAGAGAAATACCTAATGAGGAGGCGATGGGGGCGGCATACTTCATGGCCTCGCCCATGTCTGCCACTTCTGCGTTGGTGTCTGCTGCCGCCTTTGCGAATGCGTCCGCCACATGGACAGACTCGCTGGCGTCCAATTTAAAAGACCGCATGGTGGTAGCCATTACTTCTGCCGCATTGGCTACATCACCGCCGGATACGGCCGCCAGGTTCAATACACCTGGAATACCGGCCATGATCTCTTTGGCGTTATATCCTGCGGTGGCGAAGTTTTCCATACCGGCTGCGGACTCGGAAGCGGAAAACACCGTGTCTGCACCCAGTTGGATGGCTTGCTTACGCAGCTTCTCAAATTCATCGTCGGTTGCACCTGCGATGACCTTTACGCGGGACATCTCACTGTCGAAGTCCGACGCAGTTTTAACAGAAGCAACGCCCACACCTGTGACGGCGGCGGTAATGCCCATCATTTTCTTGCCCGCTGCCGATACCTTATCTCCGGCGGTTTTTATTTTGTCGCCATATTCTTTTAATTTGGCAGAGGAAAGCTCTTTGTTGGCTGCTTTCAGCTTCAGCTTCATGTTCTCCAATTCCTTGGAAAACAGCGTGCCTTGGTTTTTGGCCTTAGCCAGCTTATTGGCATTGCTCTGTAGCTTGCTTTCATTCTCAGCCAGGGCCTTTTCGGCCGCTTTGACTTCTTTCTGCAAGGCTTTGGTTTCCTTGCTGTTCTTTCCGGTTGCCTCGGCGGACTTGTCATAGGCGGTTTTGGTCTGATTGAGCTTGTTTTGCAGCTCGGAGTGCTGCTGCCACAGCTTCTTGTCTTCAGCCGTCAGCTCTGCTACCCGCTTACTGTTGGCGGAGATCTTCTCCTCCTGGGCTTTGATCTTTTCTGTGAGCATTTGTACCCGGGCGCCGACCTCCTGGTGAGACTGACCCATCAGTTTAGCCTTTTGGGCAGCCAAGGAGTACTCCTGCTGTAGTTGCCGCATTTGGGCGTTCGCCTGCTTCATAACAGCTGTATAGCTGTTTGCGCTGGCCGTCAGTCGTATTGACGCTACTGCCATTGTCGTCCTCCTTTCTATCGCTCATCTGCGTGTTCCAGTTTATACTTGACCAAAGAGAGAATGGCAAACACATCACCGGTAAGGGCGTATTGCAGATCGCAGCGCAGGCATTGGGTTGCCACATCCAGTAGGCTGTTGATTACTTCCAACTGCGTGCTCCAATAGTCTTTCTCGTCCTCTTCGTCCGTGTAGCCGTTTTCCCTATCGTATTCATCGAATAGACTTTTTACTCGTTCCACCTGTTCTTCCGGACTCAGCCGGTTGATGGCTTCCGTGATCCGCTGTGCCAAGAAGTGGGCAGTGTTGCCCGCCACCAGCACTTCCTCTATGTCGGCTTTCAGTACATAGCCCGCTGCTGTTGGCAGCACGGCTTGTACAAGGCGGATCGTTGCTTGCAGTCCCGGCGGTTCATCCGTACCGACGGCACGCATATAGGTGCAGTACCGCCGGTAGAAATCCAGGGACGCCGTGGAACGGTAGATTGTTCCGTGGCAACTGACCGCTATATCCGGGATCAGCTGCCAGTCGTGAAATTTGCGGTCATGGCGTCGATCTTTTGTTCAATCCGTTGTGCCAGATTGAGATCCACTGCCATGTAAGCCACGATCACATCGGCCACATCGGTGTCGCTCTCTGCCAGCTCTTCGGGTGTGAACTGCTCACCAAAAGCGATAGCCAATGCGTTAATGATGGCGGTGTAAGTCGGAGCGTCGATTGTGTCCTCCTCCAAGTTGACCGCTTCGCACGCCTGTTTGTATCGCAGGTATGTAGCCGTGCCCATGTGGTTGATGGTGTAAGTCTTACCGTTAAGCTCCAGCTGTGCAGCCGGAGCCTTGTCCATAATTGCGTCCATATTTTACTCCTTTAACCGCCGACGGCCGCTGTGCTTGTCGGCCACTCCTGAACTTTGGAGAACCAGTTTTCAATAGCGCTGGCAGCGTCCGTGTCTTCTGTTATTAGATTGCTTTCATCGACGGAGCAGCTAAACTTGCCATCGTGCTTACGCGCATAGCAGGACAGTTTTACCGTGTCGGTCTGTGTAGACACCTTGTCCGCCTTGGTCTCGTTCGTCTCCTCCATACCCTCGCTGGCGGTGCCGCAGAAATACCACACAAACTCGTATTTATTGTTTAGGCGCTTGACGCGATAGCCAATTGCGATCTCGTTCGGCTTGTCGTCTTCACCTTTCACAAGAAATCCCTTTTCATACAGATGGCCAAAAAGCGTAGCCTTTTCTGCCGGGGTCAGTGCGTTTACATCCAGCTCGATCTCCGTACCCTCGTAATTTGTCGCTGTTTCTTCAACCGCGTCATCGGAATACAGCTTCTCGCTTGAGTACTTGTCACTCACTTTTGCGCTGATTGCTCTTGCCAGCTTGGTCGGAGTGCCGGCGGTGTAGCCGGTTGCGTCGTTTTTGGTGACCAGCGCCACATAGATGTCTTTCAGACCTACCCGGCGGCTATGTACATTTCTTTCCTCGTTCATTTACTTATCCTTTCTCCGCCTGATTGGCGGCATTGTTCTTTTCGATTGTCAGTGAGAAGCGCAGCTGTTTGACATATAGCTCTGTATCGTCCTCGTAAGCGTTATTGGCCTCCAGGAAGTCAAAGCCATAGGCTTTCATCAGAGCCAGCACTTCGGCGGCCAGCGCCACCTCGTCCACCAGGCTCCAAATATTCACCTGAACCGTAGCTGTCTCGCTCTCGCTGTCATCGTCGCTGTGGTCATCCTCCGCATAGCTGAGCGGCCAGAGAGAGATATGCGTATCTGTTATATCCGGGTCATACCACCCCTCCCGGACCGGAATACCCAGGCCGGAGATCTGCAACAGTGCAATACTGGTTTCATTGATCACATCTAACATATCGGTCTCCTTAATCGCCTAAATACTTGTTTGCGTATGACTGTAGCGTCGTTTCGGCAATGCGACGGTACATGCCCTCGCACTGCTTGTTTGTTTTGTTAATGAATTCTCTGGGGCGCATTTTTGATGTTCCCCATTCAACGAACTTCATATAAAACTGTGGGCTGTTGTCGCTGAGCTTCCAGCCTACCTCTGCGTTTGAGCGGCCGTCTGTGTCTGTCCTTGTGTTTGACACAGGGATCACATCAGCGGCGTGGGCAGGTGAGTACTGCACGAACCTGTGGCCGAGATACCGACCGGTTTTGCTGTGATCCCTCGACCTTGGCACATTCCGCTTCATTGTCCTGTGTGTTTCCAGTTTGGACAGATTGATGATGTGGCGGGTGCATTGGCCCACCACATCTAAAGAGCTTACTTCTTGCAGGTTCTTTAGCAGCTGCTCCATACCTTGGAATTCCATATCGACTATCATAAGGTCACCCCTTATGTGGTACGCTCACACTTGAGCGTAACGCACTCCCGGCTGCCTCTTGAATAGTCGATATGGTAAATCCGATAGCGTGCGCCGGTGGCTACTTCTTCCACAAAGTAGTCCTTGGCATGCCCTCGCATATCTTCCAGGGCCTTGCAGTAACGCAGTTTGAACGCCAGCACCTCATGCAGTTTGGCAGCCATTGCCTGGTACAGTTCCTCGCCGTACAGATCTGTCGGCGTTGCCCACACATTCATATAGTGTGGGGCGCCTGCCTTATCTTCGATCTGTCGGCCGCCGGTGGTGGAAAACACACGCTTGCGAATATTGATTTTAATTTCCATCGCCGGCACCTCCGTAGATCTCGCTGTACAGGAATGTGGAGGCATGACCGCTGAGAAGCTGCACATTGGTGCCGTACTTCTCCCTGTGGTCGTACAGGTCCTTAACGGACATCAGCAGCAACAGATTTTGTCGTGCGGTCGGTGCGGCTGCGTTATAGCCGGGGATCAATTCGCCAAGCGTTGCCGCCGTGGCGTCAATCATCAACTGGATCAGTTCGTCATCGTCCGCATAGTCCACCCGCAGGTAGCTCTTAACCGTGTTCAGTTCCATTGCTTACCTCCGTTCTTTTGCAGTCAACTGCAAATTAGCCCGCTGCTGCTTTCAAGAAGCCCTTGGCCATGGCCGCACTGTCTACCACCTGTACATCGAAGCGGTCGCGCACCTTGCAACCCATCGTGTCAGAAGTCCAATACACATTGGGGTTGGCCTCAATGGTCATCTTCTCGCGATCAAACAGGGTTACTGCCTCGTGGCCGTCACCCATATAGATGGGTGCGCCCTTGGAAGCGTCTGTCTTAAGGGTCTTGTTTGATAACGGAGTGATCGGATAAGTGCCGAAAAGTAGTTTCCCGGTCTTCTTCATCGGGTCCGGCTGCAAAATGTAGTCGCCATTTTTGTCTTTCAGTCTGTCAAGGAAGTTGAAACCATCCTGATTTGTGATTACCTCCGCGCCTCGTGCGATTTCTGGATCCAATGTGACATTAAATACATCTTTCAGCCCATCCACATCTGCAATGGTGACTGTGTTTTCACCAACTGCTGCGTCAAATGCTGCTAAGATTGCGGCATTTCGTGTCGCAATGCTCTTTTTCGCGCAGTATTCGGTCAGGAAGGACATAATGTTTTCTGCGGTATCACGAAGCAAGTCGAAAGTCAGCTTAATGATACCGCCGCGCTTTTTGATCTTGTATTTGATCGAACGCATTTTGGGTGTGCCAACTTCATCGAATTCTGCTGCTTCGTCGATCTCCGGCCAGGGCGTGTATTCAGCGTCAACCTCGATCACACGCGTGCCTTCGTTAACCGCAGTGGTTTCAATGTTGACATGGTCCTCCAATGCAATATGGCCTCGTTTCAGCTCCTTGATCTCCGTTTGCAGATCGTGCGGTACGGTCAAGCCGCCGTCTTCATCTGAGCCCTCGGACATTACATTCAGGATTTGTTTTTGCTGTTCGGAAAGGTAGTCTTGCGGGACAGTACCCTTATTCTTCAAAGCCTTGAAATTTGCTTTTAAGTACGCCGCTAATGCAGCTCTGCGCTGCTTCGGTGTGACTTCCTGTTGATCAATGACCTGGTGCGGTTCTGTACCTGCACTGGCCTGCTTGGTGTCCATCACATCAGCCAGCAGATCGAATTTCTGCTGCAACTGCTGCAATTCGTCTTTTGCGGTTTGGGCCTCGGTCAGCTTGCCGGCTTCGGCCAGGTCCTGCACTTCCTGCTTCTTTGCGTTAATGCTGTCCAGCAGGGCTCTGAGCTTTTTGTTCATGTGTTTTTCCTCCTAAAAATTTTTTATTTTGTTCCGTAAAGGTATAAATCCGCCAGGATTTTGTCCTTTTTGGTGTCTTTGGCGGTGTCGGTGTTGACACCGGGCGGCAGGCTGGTGTACCTGTCGTAGAATGTGCTTGCACAGGCCACCATCGGCTCTGCGTTCTCCACCTCGAAGTTGAACACTTCGGCGATATTCTGCGAAGTCAGCCAAGTTTCGGCCGTCATAAGGTTGGCAAGCGCTTCTTTGTCCACTTTATCGGACATTTTTGTGCTGTACAGTTCCAGAATGGAGTTCTTGGCTGTATTCAGTTGACCAATTACAGCGGCAAAGTCAGCAGCATTGCCCCAACAACCCGTCATCGGGTCGTGGATCATCACCTGGGCACCGGTGCGAATGACCACTCGGTCGCAGGCGCACAGAATGACGGAGGCAATGCTGGCGGCAATACCGTCCACATATCCGACGGTCTCTCCTGCGTGTGCTTTGATTATGTTGGCAATGGCGATCCCGGCGAACACATCGCCGCCGCCGGAGTTGAAGTGAATTTCCACAGGCTTGTCCGGCTCGATCTGGTTAAAAAAGTCTGCAACCTGTTGTGGGCACTTGTCGTTGGCATACTCGCCGCCATAACCGCTGCAATCGTACATGCAAATATCGCCGTAGAAGTTCAGCACAGCTCTGTCCGCCTCATTATAGAGGGCGCAGTAGCCGACTTTTTCTCGCTTGTTGCTCACTCGGTTAAAGCGCTCAAAATTCAATACCTTGTTCATACGATCCTCCTTTCCGTCAGTCTGTGTTGTTGGTGCCATACTGGTCACCAACTCTATCAAGCGGAATGTATGTTCCGTTGACAATGGGGTTGTCTCCGCCCTGTACCGGCGGGTTGTCTTCCAGCTCTCTGCACTCGTTGATGGTGGCAATGCCCTTGTCCACCTTTTGCGCAAAGATCTCTGTTTGTGTTTTGCTGTCGGTCCGCAGCAGCACTTTGTCGTTGAACTTGTAGTAGAAGCCCGCTGCCCGCTGCGGATCTGTTAGGCATTTATAGTTCAGTTCCTGCTCAACTTGGGAAATTGGGAACAGCATTGTCTCGGTCAGGAACGCCAACTGCTGTTGCTCGCTGTTTGCATAGCTACTCTTGGAATAGTCGTTGATCTGCGTGGGCTTGATCCCGAACGCTGCCGCAAGCTGCAAGGCGCCATACTGTTTCAGTTCCAGGAACTGGGCGTCGGACAACTTAAAGTCAATCGGTTCAAGTTTGAAGCCCGGCGGGACCGGGATAATACGGCCGGCGTTGCTGGCACCTGCGCCGAATTCTTCAAACTGCGCAATCATTTTCCTTTTGGCGCTCTCGCTTAATTCTCCTGTGTAATTCAGCACAGCTTTTCCTGTCATACCGTTCTTGAACAGTTTGTTTTGGTATTCCTGTGCAGCAATTTGGCCGTCTACGGTGGACCGCAGCAGTTCCAATACAGACGCCCCTCGGTACCCATCAAATGTAAAGAAGTTCTTGAAATGCAGCACGGTGTCCGGGTCAAAGATATAGCTGTGCCCGGTGTAGCGGTCTTGATACCAGTAGTACAGCCCGCCGCCGTCCGTCCCGAAGATACCGGCATCGTCCACCAGCAGATTGACCTGATTAGATGGCATGATCCACAGGCCCTTGGCCTTGACGGAGCCGCCATACTTCTGCCGGGTAAAATCTTGCTGCACCCACACATAGGCGTTGCCGTAGTGGTCCAAGTTCGCCGACACGCTGCTCCAGAATGTGGCCGGGGTCATATATGGGTTGGGCCGCTCTGTCAGCAGCACCGCCATATCGTCCTTTTTGGCCGTTTCGATCTTGCCCTCGGACTTTTGGTAAAACTTCAGCGGCATTGACCCCAAAGTCTCGGCCTTTTTCTTCAAGCATATGTAATAGGTCACATCATTTTGTGGCCGTTTCCCGGTTGTTTGAATGCCCAGAAACTCCATCAGGCTTTCGTCTCCCGGCGAAGTGCTGGGCTGTACCAAGGCGTTGCGTACTGCTGTTGCGTTCCTCCGTAAATTATCAAAAAATGGCATTTTATTTCGCTCCCATCAGTGAAAGATATTCTTCTACCACATCGTCCAAGTTGACTGCCTGCTCCTCCTGCATTGCCATTAGCCAGGCGTCGATCAGTGCGTCTACCGGGTCGATACGGTCCGTCTTGACTTCCTTGTCGATCTTGACCTCCCCATAGGAATTGCCCACCGTCTTGGCGGACAGCATGGAGCGGGTCAAAAGGGCGTCGTCGCCGTTATACTCCACATGCCCTGCCTTGATCTCCAGCCGTAGGTCCTCCGTAGGGGTTGACAGCACCCGGTGCGTTTGCGTTACGGACAGACAGGGGGCGATCTCCTCCAGGTCTGCCAAAAATGCAGAAGCGTTGTGGGGGTCGTAACAGATGACTTGTAGATCCAAGTCATAGTCTGTAATCAGTTGCTTAAGGTAATTGAGAATGTAGCGGTAGTCTGTTTTTACACCGCCCATTGTCTCCGTTACCGTAATCAGACCCTGCCGCACCCACACATCGTATGGGGCGTCGTCCGACTGTATATGTTCTTCCAGCCGCCTGGACGGCATGAAGCTGTGACTGAAAACAAAGTACCGTTTTTCGCCATCCACATAGTAGGGGACAACGATACTTATACTGGTCAGATCGCCGCCGGAGGACAGGTCCAAGCCGGCATAAGCCTTTGAACCGATAAAGTCCTTTAAGGTGCGGTCTGACGCGCCTGCCGTCCATTCCTCGGCATTTTCAATGTAGTTGTTGCCCGCTGCCTGGATCCAGCAGTTCAGCTGCTTTACAACGAAGTCACGGAGGGTGTCTCCGCCCTCCCGCCGGGCCTCGTTGGCTGTGGCGATCATGTTACCCAGCAGATCCGGCCTGTCTCGTAGCAGGGGATTGGGCTTTAGCCAGTTGGTCGGTTCAAAATAGTCGTCTCCCTGGTCCATCTCTGCAATAAAAACAAATCGTGTCGGGTTATCGAAAGTACCGTCCAAGATACTACAGCAGGTCTCATACATCGTGTGGCACGGATATTTGAGATTGAACCCGGCAGTAGTGATAACGCTGATCAGGCATGATTGCATAAACTTTGTGCCGCCCTCCAGCAGCTTATAGACCTGGTTGTTTTTATGAGCGTGGTATTCGTCCACGATCCCCAGGTACGGCCGGAAACCGTCTATCCGCTTGGTGTCACCGGACAGAGCGCGTATGCTGCTGCCGGTCAGTTTGCAATCTATAGTTGAGTTGTGCTCGTGCACATTGAATAGGGCCTCCAGGTCGTGGTCGCTGCGGATGAACTTTACCACTTCGTTGAATACAATCTTGGCCTGGTCTGTTTTTGTGGCTGCGCAGTAGATCTGCGCATATTTGTATTTGGTGAAGTTGCCGTAGAATGTGGCCAGGATCCCATTAAGTATGCTTTTGCCCTGCTGCCGGGCCAGTTGGATATATGAGGTTCGGTACCGGCGGTGATTGCCGTCTTTGGTTCGCCAGCCGTGCAGGCTCCCAAGTATAAACGCCTGGAAGTCAGCGCAGACGAACGGCGTCTCTTCGTCACCCTCGGCAATGGTCAGCTTCTCGGCGAAGTTGATCAGGATTTGCGCTTGGCGTGGATCGAAGTAATAGGCGAATGGCGCCAGGTCGCTTTTTTCCAGGTCATCTAAGTGGCGTTGGCAGGCTTGGATTTCTCTTTTCCCGACACCTGCCACTTGCCCGCTGCACACCCGCTTCGCGTAGTCTGTTGTGCGATCAGTCAGCAACATCATCACCGACCAGGAATTTATTGACCGGCTGCTCTTTTTTCTTTGGCGCCACCAGGCCGAAGCGGGCACTCATTGTTAGGCCAAAGTCGGCTGCGCCCTGCCGGCATTGCTGCCATAATCGGCTGCGGGCAATTTGCAAATTCTCGTATGTAGAGTTGTACGCCATCGTAACGGTGCCGTCCGGTCGTTTGACTTCTTTCATCATCTGCGTTTTAGTCAGCTGCTTGGTGACTTCCAAGAAGTCCCGCTCTACAACGACCAGCCGGAACAGCGCCTGGCTGTCCAGGTTGCTGACGGTGTTCTCTCCAAGCCGCCGCAGTTCCGCCACGATCTCATCGAAACGCTGTTTATACTTCCTTGGCGCGCCTTTTGGGTACTCAATATGATCCGCCGGAGCGACCAGCTCCGCTTGCTTACGCTCTTCGATCTCAGCCTTAGTCAAGTGCTTTTTGCCTTTGGCAATAACGGCGTCTGTTGACTGCCTTTTTCCTGCCATTCCGGTCGCTCCTTTCCGTAATACTTCAAAAATAATCTATCTGTCAGGTCTGTAAGCCTTTGAGCCTCCGTGGGGAGTTTTCTCCGTAAGAAAGAGTGGGCGCGACTATCCTCGGGGTGCCCCAAACTTCCCTCGCACCCCCCTCTGCTCCGCCTCGAAGCGCTCCAGCAGCCGCCGCAAAAGCTGCTGCGTTTGCTTTTTTTCAACGATAGAAGAGTCATACAGCGCCTCAATCTTGTTGTGGTTGGCGTTGGTGAGCGGAAAAAGGTTGCGCTGCTCGCAGCGTTTGCTCCAGTCCTCGCTCAATGGCACAATATGGTGGACCATCTCTGCATATTGGATCACACCATCAACATATAGTGCATACAGGTCAAGTCCTCCGGCGTGTTGCAAGCGGAGCGCTCTTGCTCTGCGCCATTCGGTGCTTGTATAGAACGCATACGCTCTCTTGTCTCTGCGGGTGGCGTTATATTCCTTATGCCTGTCTGCTGCGTGCTGTGCACACTCCGGACACATCTCCAGTGCCTGGGGGATGATCTTGCCGCAGCGGCACATTTTAAGCAGCGCCATTTCAATGCCCTCCCTTACATTCCATTGTAGTGAATAGTTTAGCGGCACACCATACAAGAAAAACACACGAAAAAAACACGAAAAACACACGAAAAAAACACGAAAAAAACACGAAAAACACAAAGAAATAAGGGGGGTGGATACCCACCCCCCTAAGGCTTAGCGCAACGCCTGCACCCCATATAAATACACGGCCAGCCGCTTGTTGATTTGGTTAATCCAGTTGTGCGGCGTGTTCTCGTGTGTTTCCATCTGCTCGGCGATCTGTTCGTAAGTCTTTCCATTGATGTACTTAAGACGAAACGCCACCATCTTCTGATCTTCGCCGACCGCCGCATAGTCCTGCGCGATCTGTTCCAGCGCTGCGTCTATCCGGCTTAGCAGGCGGCGCGTGTCCTCTTGACCCTCCTGGTCCTCCGGCTGCACCTGCGAGTCTACATAGGCCTGCATGGCTCTGTAGTTTGCCATCAGCGCTTTTGTTTTCTTGACCGCTTCGTTCTTCTTTTTGTGCGCCATTTTTCCCTCCTCTCGCTCAGCGTCTGCTTAACTGTGATGACCAGCAGACAGAGTGCACACAGTATTGCCCCTGACACCACGGCCGTGGCGGCTAATAGCAGCAAGTGGATCAGCAGACGGAACAGCAGCAAATTAGCTACGGCCAGGTACTCAGCCATTCCGGTCACCGTCCTTGATCTGTTTGGCTTTGCCCACCGTGATCAGCAGTGCTGGTACATCTCCTCCGAAAACGAATTTGAAGCCTTCGATCTGGTGACGCCACATCGCTACACCCCGCATTTGAACAACACCAAGCTGAACTTCTGCTCCCGGATCAAACTGGGCAAGGTAGCCTTGCAGGTCTGCCACCTTAAGCGTTTCTGTTCTTTTCTTGTTCCACAAATGATTTTTTATTTTTTCCATGTTTTTCTCCTGCTTTTTATTCTGCTCATTCCTTAAAGTTCGGACTAAAGCCGATCACGGCGAAAAATGCAACAATGACCGCCCCGGCCACAAGAATAATTTGTGCTGCTGTACACATCCTGCTCACCTCCCTGTACTCCCGAAACCGCCGTTTCCGCGTTCGGTGTCTGCCAGCTTGTCCACCAGTACCAACTCCGGCGTGTCAATCTTGACCACCACCAGCTAACTGATCTTGTCCCCACGGCGCACAGCGTAATCCATACCGCTGTGGTTGTACAGCTTGACGGTAATGCTGCCGGTGTAGCCCACATCAACCACGCCCTCACTGGTGATTCCGTATTTCACATTCAGTCCGCTTTTTGATTTAAGAAAGCCTGCGGTATTTGGCAGCAACTCAATATGTACGCCTGTATCAATGCTGATACTGCCCTTTGCAGGAACAACCGTATCAATCGGTGATAACAAATCAAGCCCTGCGTCCGTTGCGTGTCCTCTTGTAGGCATTAAAGCCGTGCTGTCTAACATAATGTTCATTTTTTTTGCTCCTTTATTTCATTAAAACTATATTCCTTGAATTTGCCTGTAACAAATCTTATGCTTTCTGGGTGGACAATATCGACTGTTCCGTCCTCATACTCAACGATTGCATAATCAATAACATCGTAAGCAGTCCACCTATGGAATAATGCTTTTCTGCCATCCACGAAACACGGACGGTATTCTGTCTGCATTAAGTTACACCTCGTTTCCCCAACAATCCCAACCTTCGGCTTGTTGTCGGGCAAATAGTTCTATCGCAGTACCCTCCCCACATAATTCCATTATGCGGTTTCTTGTTTCAGGCGGCTTTGTTGAATGCGTTGTAAGCGGTGCAATAAGCAATTGGCTAACCTTGGCTGACTTCCTTTTAGGCTTGCCCTTTGTAGCTATCAGGCAAGGTTCTGTGTTGCCTCGTGTCCATCTGCCAAGCCCGAAAAAGAAGCCTTGCATATTATGATTTAATTTCAACCATTGGAAGCCTATTGTTTTATACTTGAAGCCCCACGCTTCAATCAGTTCCAAAGCTTCTTTAAGCTTCGGATATGTAGCCCAAAGGAACAAAACGCAATCCTTGGCAGCCAAGTTCTCAACAGGAAGCTTTCTCAATTCCTCAATACTCATTGTGTTGTATTGCTTTTCAGCCGCACCTTGACAATTGCTGTCATCATATTTCCACGGTGGGTCGGCGTATATGATGTCATATTTGCGGTCAGTGTTAAAAATATCAATTTTCATTATTTCTCTTCCATTCTCGGCGGGTCAGGCAATTCAATATACTTTGCTTTGTCATTTCTGAATGGACAGTTTTTCCATTTACTATCAATTCGTCTTTTTGTAGGTAATGCACCATACATTTTGCACACATCAAAATGTGGACAATCTTTACAAGTCATATAAATACCCGCAATAATTATCTTGTACCCAAGCATAAAACGGACTTGCTTTTCGCATAGCTTTACGAAGCTCCCTACGCATTATCCTTTGTTGCTCTTTTTTGCCTACTCTCTTTTCAGGCGGTATATACTCATACTTTTTTCTATGTGTTCCTGCTTTCATTCTTCCACCTCCTGAACATCAATTAGCGCAGATTTTAAGTTTGCCAAATCGTGCAGGTGCCTTTGTATTTGATATTGCAAAAAACTCTCGCACGAGCAAATACCGCAGGGAATACCTGCCATGATCTCCTTGGCGTTATATCCTGCCCTTGCAAAGCTCGCCATATCAGCAGCGGCATCGGAAGCGGAGAGCGCCGTTTCGGCACCCAGTTGGATGGCTTGCTTGTACAGCTTCTCAAATTCGTCATCGGTCGCACCGGCGATCACCTTAACGCTGGACATCTCGCTGTCGAAGTCCAAAGCGGTCTTGACGGAAGCAACACCCACACCTGTGCACATTGTTTTTTTCTTTCAATCTTCATTATTGCGCTCCTCAAAGGCCATACCGGCCACCGTTCCCAGGTTGATCAGATCCCGACATACAGCTTCTGCTTTGGACAGATCCATTGTTCTGATCACGCCCTGCACGATCAGGCCGGATTTAACGACCACCAGGTCCCCGCGCCGGTACAGATCGTACCCCTCTTCTTCCTTTTCGATAGGTTGTAACGCTCTGCGGTTAATGAACGCCATACTCGCACCTACGACCAGCGGTTGCCATACAGCGCCTGCGGCTACAATGCAGGTGTCCAACGGTTCTGCATATTCTTCGTCGACACATTGATCTGCCAATGGTAGGTCTGTCTTTGGCATTCTGCTCATTATTACGCTGTCATCCTCTGCCAAGTCAGCGACCATGCGCAGCGTCTCCGGCGTGTATTCCGGGTGGCCGTACAGGATGTAACCGCAGCTGCCATTACTGAGCATTTGCTCGCCGTCTGGCAGGTCATATAGCAAATAGGTCTTGCTTCGCTTGCAAATTGATAACATTTTCTTAAAGTTCATCTGTCTGTCTCCTTTACGCTTATGCCGTGAATGTACAGCATGAGTTTTCGTTTGATGATATATTCCTTTGTTTTGGCGCCCTTTGTGTCCTCCACCACCTGCTTCCAGGTGCCGTCCGGCTGGCAGACCTCATATACAAAGTCCGCTTTATAAATCACCGGGCGCTCTTTTCGGTGTTCGCCGACCCCTGCCGGGATCAACTCATAAGGGACCTGCTCCCGCAGGTTGCGCACCAGGCCGTGCCGTGCCAGCAGTTGCAATTCCTTGGCTCGCTTGCACTCACTCCGGCTGTCGTAGGTGCGGCCGTCCATTTGGGCTTTTACTGCGTGGTATTTGTTGTTCCCCTTTGTCCGCTGCCGGAGATACTCCTGGTACTGGGCAGCAGTCCAGTGTTCTTGGGTACCCATCAGCCCGCTGCCTGCTCCGCAGGAGCGTAAGCCATACGGATGAACTGGTGCTCCACTGCACCAATGCGCTGCTGCTCCTGCTCAAGGCATTTCTGCATATATTTGCTGGCAAGCACTGTCTCCTCAAACTCCCGGCGCAGATCGTCCGTCATGCCATACTGGCCCAGTCCATTTGCGCTCTTAAATGCGTCCCACTTTGGCCGGATCAGCGGGTGGTTGATGTTCAGCTTGAAGCCGTATGCGTTGTGCGGTGCCAAAATCAGCTGTGTTTGGCGTTCCCGCTCTAAGTTGCGCACCTTGTCACGCATTTGTTCCCATTGCTGTATGTATGTCACTTTGTCCTCCTAACACAGGTACCTATGGTTCTTTGCCCGAATAGGGCAGAGCACATAGGACTGGTACTTGAACCCGGTTACTTCGTCCTCCCAGTTGTTCAGGGTGTCCCGGACCACATAATAGCCCTTGGGCGCTCTTGGTTCGTCTGCCCAATGGTCGCTGTAGATGACCTGGTATTCCGGTTCCGGTACCACCAGGTTACGGCTACGGCTAAAACACACCCTGGACTTGGCCGTGGTGTACTTGCCCTCGTGTCCTTGCTTGATGTGGGTTTCCTCGCGTAGGTACCCGCCGTAGGTGTGGTGGTCTCGATCGTCCACCGGTACATATTCCACCCGGCCATAAGGCCACCTTGGCAGCTTGGTCAAGTCAATACCGGACAGCGCCATGTGGATATGTGGGTTCTTGTCCGGTGTCTCAATGGCTCTCATCCACTTGAAGTCTACGCCGGCCTTTTTGTAGGCATATCGCAGTTTGGCCATATAGGCGGCCCACAGTTTCTTGATCTCTTGCAGGTCCTTGGGCCTGTCCGCCTTTCGGAATGTAAAAGTAGCTGTCAGGTCACCGGGTCCGAAATTGGCGTTGAAGATCATCTCTTGCTGTAAGCACGCCTGGCGATTGTTGACCGCCGCTTGCGCCTCGCTGGTCTTGCCGTAATTACTGCCCCTGGTGCATTTATTCTTGCTGCCGTAGCGGGAGGAGTAATGCCGCTGAATGTATATACACTTACCTGCGTGGGTGGTCTTTTGCACCCATGGCATTTGGTTTGCTCCTTTCTGGACGGACCGGCACTCTATGGAAATGCTGAAAAACGCTGATCGGCTCCCTGGTGGAAAAGCAAGTTTCCCACCGGTTCACCGGCGTATTTCACATTCCCACAGAGCACAGCTCCTCATTATGCGGCGCTGGTACACACCCTGTTGCCGCCGGTCTCCTGCCTGCGCCTAACTCGCTGAAGAATGCCAAGCGATATATATTTCTGCCGTTGGCGTTTTGCGTCTAAAAATAATACTTTGAACAAGTGGCAAAAAGGAGCGCAGGCCCCTTTTTTCGCCCTTGCCGCACGGCTTGTCCTTGACTTCTCTGCGGTCCTTATATATAATGTAATTAGCGCAGGCGTTTTACTTTCTTTTCGCCGCCTGTGTTCAAGTCGACTGGTCGTTCAGTCGGCTTTTTCTTTTTGCCCGCTGCTGTATTCATCATATTCCAGCGAATGAATAACGCTATCCACCCTGGCCAGCGTCAGCAGCGCCTCACTCACGGGTACAGTCACCACCTCCAGCACATCGTGGATGACGCCTTGCACCATCGCTTTGTAACCGGGCTGTGCATCGCTGAACCCGGGGGCCCGGTACACGCTGCCGTTGGTCACGATCATCAGATCAATATATTTATCACTCATTGTCATTGTCCTTTCCCAGTTTTAAGGCGCGTAGATACGCCACATCAAAGTCTGTCAGCGGCGCTACCAGCACCACCTTGTGGTTTTCGTCCTCGATCACCAGCTGCTTGTCCTGTCGGGCCTCGTCCTTGGGCAGCACGAACACCGCCAAAGCGATCAATGCGCAGCCGGTGCCGCTGATTACAACGGACATCCACCAGTACGGATTATCCGCCACCAGGCAGCAGCCCAACATCACCAGCAGAAAGCCGGTAATCACCAGGACCACGCCGGCCTTTTCTCGTTTCGTCATTGGTTTGTCCTTTCTTTGCAGTTGACTGCAATTTAGTATTTTCCGGCGTTGTATGCGTGGAACGCCGGGGCAAACACAGCCAACTTGGTGCCGTTCTCTCCCAGCTGAATGAGAGGGAAGCCCGGGCGGTGCATATACTGCCTGGCAGTCGGAATGCTACAATTCAGGTATGCCGCCACATCTTCCGGACCAAGATACAGTTTTGTACCCTTGACCTTGACCTCTTTCTCTACAGCTTCGGCGGTGCGGATCAGGTCAATATAGCTTTGCAGGCGCTCCATACGCTGCTGCACGGCGGCGTCAAAGTCGTCCATTGCCAAGGTGTTGTCCTTATTGATGGGTACTTTCATTGCTATTCTCCTTTCTTGATTAGGCCAGCCCTTTGGGCAAGCGGCAGAGCCGCAAGCTGCCCGCTGCACGGCAAAAGTGCCGTTGGCGATAAATGTGATGTTGGGTGGGGCGGGCACCGGAAGCAGGAACATAATGGGTAAATTTGACAAAAAAAGAAGAAAGAGAAGAAATGAAAAAAGGTCCCACTGCCTGCTTAGTTCTGCCGCCGCCCAAAAGGCTGGCCGTGTATTTAGTTGTTGCGCTCTGCGATGATCTCGTTGATCGCGCCGATGATCCGCTCTTTTGCCTGGGGCGGTTTGCGTCGGCCAATCAGTATTGAGCTGATGTAGCTGCGCGTGTAACCCATATACTGCGCGAGCTCAACTTGTGTGATCTTGTTGATGTGCATTTTTCCGATAGCCTCAGCGATCCACTCGTCCATTGTGTTACCTCCTTTTCTGTGCTTTTGTGCACAAATGCACACTTTTTTGCATTTTGTAGTTTACAAATGCGTACAAGCGTGCTATAATGAGGCTGTTCTGAGACCTAAGATAACAGCGCGAGTCCGCATTTGTTGACTACAGTTGCCATTATAGGCTGCCAGAGTGTACTTGTCAACACCAAAAGTCTACATTTGCGTACTTTCGTGATTATGCACAAAAAAAGTGAGGCAAAATTGTGGATTTTTTCGAGAGATTTACTGCACTCTGCAAAGAAGAGGGCGGCACTACGACCGGCGTTGGGCAGTCACTTGGTTATTCCAAAGCGACTGTTGGCCGGTGGCGCTATGGTAGCATACCGTCAGCTGACGCTTTAACTGCTATAGCCGAACACTTTGGCGTGTCGGTGGACTACCTTTTGGGAAATACGGACATAAAAAATCCCCCAGACCAACAAAGTCCGGAGGAGATAGCCAAAGTGGCACTATTCGGTGGTGACGGAGAGGTTACCGACGAGATGTGGCAGGAAGTTAAAGGATTTGTAGAATTCATTAAAGATAAGAGAAAGAGAGAGAATGAAAACAACTGAGTCCCTGTTCGATGAGATCGAGCGCAACAACATAGAGGTATATCTGGGCAGTATGCCCGCTGCCAAGTCTGCGTCTGCCAATATCGGCGATGATTATTACATAGCATTGGACGAGCAGAGCCTGGAGAGCACCGCAGAGGCCCGCTGCCGCCTTGCCCACGAAGCCGGGCACTGCATAACCGGGTCGTTCTACAACCTATATGCCCCGCTTGACCGACGCAGTAAGCACGAACGCCGGGCAGATAAGTGGGCGGTTAAAAAGTTGATCCCCAAGGCCGAGTTGGAGGTGCAGCTGCGCCAGGGCCTGGAGCCTTACGAGTTGGCTGAGTATTTCAATGTGACGGAAGAATTCATCCATAAGGCGTTGGAATTCTACTTTGAATGTGGAATGTCATAATCCACGGCGTGCCGTGATTATAGATGTAATTACTTAATAGGAGGAAAAAAAGAAATGGGTCTGTTTACATCAGCAGAAGAAAAGGAGAGAAAGAAACAAGAGGCTGCCAAGGCTAAGCGTGACGAATTCATCGAAAAGTACCACCTGGAGGAGTACGCCGACGATATTCCAGAACACGAACTCAACAGGATCATAGAGACCTTTAAGGGGAATGCGGCCATTACTGTTGGCAGCGTGCTGTCCGATAACTACGGTCCGTTATTGCTGAATATCAACTCTATGCAGGAAGCAATTTTCAATCAGAATTGGATCGTCATTAAGCTGCTTGCAAATATCAATCGCAACCTGGAGGACAAAGCGTGAAAAAATCATACAAGATTTTACTGTATGCGCTTCCGCCGTTGGTTGTAGCAACACTGCTCGCCTGTGCAGCTTTTCCGCCGTTCCTGGTTGTGTCTGTTGCATTGTTGGTGATTTATTACATCATTCTTACCAAGGTGCTAAAACTGATCCCCGCAGATGAGCAGGAAAACACCCAGCATGAGCAACAGGGTACATACTATATGCCACCTACGGTGCAGCAGCCTGCTGCACCACAGCCAGTACAACAGGCAGTTGTTCCACCTGTCCCTCCAGTCGCAGAGCCACCCGCCGCACAACAACCGGAAGCGGACACAGAAAAGTCCGTTGCCAAACAGCCCGCTGCTGTTCCGCCTGAGCCGGTGGCAAAAGCGGAGTCTATACCGCCCGCTGCCCAAAAAGAGGTGGAGCCTGTGGCGCAGTGGGTTAACCCCAGGTATGCTGACGAGGCAGAACACACGGAACCCGAACTAAAAAATATACCGAACATATCCGTGCATATTGATACGGAGCCTGTTACAGTTACACTGCCGGTCGTCGAGATGACCGACCCGGAGCCTGACTCGGCAGACGATGACGACGAGCCGGAAGAAAAAGGTTTTTATCGGCGCGGCTCCCGGCTGCGAAAGTTTCCGGAGGAGTTTGTAGTCATTGACTTTGAGACCACCGGCTTTTCTCCTATTCAAAATGAGATCATAGAGGTCGGCATGTTAAAGGTGTGCGGCACTGATGTGGTGGACAGCTATCAGCAACTTGTTCGGCCTAAAAAACCGGTATCCGGTCGGATTACCAAACTTACCGGGATCACCAACGAAATGCTGGAGGAAGCGCCCGCTGCTGCCGATATAATGCCTGATGTTCTGGACTTCATCGGTGATCTGCCCCTTGTGGGTCACAATGTGTCCTTTGATGTTGGCTTCCTTGTGCGCAACGCTAATCTATACTGCGATGGGGACACGGCTTTTCCCTCATTCGACACAATGCAATGCGCCAAGCGGGAGTTACCGTTCCTGCCCGATTATAAGCTGGGTACGGTTGCCAACTACTTTGATTGCCAGGACGAGACTGCCCACAGAGCGCTGGCCGACTGCCACTCAACACTGGGCTGCTTTATTGGCCTTATGAACTATAATGAATAAATAAAAAAAGCTCCCCCCTGTTGGCGCAGGGGAGAGCCGATAAGCAGGAGATGTGCGTGCACATAACCCACCCAACACTGGTTATTGTATCATAGCCCTGCAAAAAAATCAAGCAGGGCATTTTTGCGCCCTTTTTTAGGTGCTGCCCGCTGCTATATGCAAAGGAGAAGTGTGTACAATGCCAAGAAAAAGAGGGAATGGTGACGGAACCATCTATAAGATGGAAAGCAAAGGTCTATGGGCTGCCCAGCTGACTATAGGCGTGGACGCCAACGGCAAGCCGAAAAGAAAGACGATATACGGTAAGCGGCAGGCAGATGTGCGGGCAAAGCTGGACGCTCTAAAGAATGAACTTGCCACCGGCTCTGTAATTGAACCGGACAAGATCACCGTCGCACAGTATATCTTATCACTTATCGAGACAGACCGGGCACTAAACCAAATAGGGGACAACACCTACCTGCGTAAACTGGCCAGTTATAAGCGGATCGCCGCCAGCTCCATAGGCGACCGCCCGCTGCAATCCGTGCGGCCACCACAGGTGACCCAATACCTCATAGAGATCACCAGCTGTTCCAATTCAGTAATCGCCAAGGACTACGCCCTGCTGGCCCGCTGCTTCCGCACAGCCCTTGACAATGACCTGATCCGTAAGGATCCTATGCGCGGAATGAAAAAGCCAAAGAGCAACAAGGCTACCCGCAAGGTGCGTGCGTTGACTGTAGAGGAGCAGACCAGGTTTGTGCAAGTCATGAATGACCAAGAGCGTGGCTGCCGATACCGGGAGCAGATGATGTTAATGCTCAGCACAGGAATGCGTATGGGCGAGATCAACGCCTTGGATGTGCACGATGTCAACCTGACATTCCGCACCGTGAATGTGCGGCGCACGGTGACCAAGGATCAGACGGACCACGCTGCTATAGGCACAAAAACCAAGACCTATGCCGGGCAGCGGCTTTTGAGCCTGACGGACGCCCCATACCGTATTCTGTCCGAATATATGGAACAGTGGCAGCCCAACCGCTTGGATCTGCTGTTCTACGACTTCAAAGGGCACAAGGTGCTGACCACCAGCCAGGTCAACTTACAATTTCAGCGTATCTTAAAAAAATACAATGTGCTGGATCCTGTCGTGCCCGGTGTGGTGACCCTCCACAGCCTACGGCATACATACGCCACCCGCTGCATTGAGAGCGGTATGCCTGTTAAGGTGCTCCAGAAGCGCCTTGGTCACGCCAATATCGAAACCACGCTAAACACCTACTGCGATGTGTTCTCCGATTACGAGAATAAGTACACCGAGGCGGCAGACGCCTATATGCAACAGCTTACCCCAAATGCTCCACAGAAAAGTGCTGCACAGATATAAATAAGAAAAGATAAGTGCCCCTTGTAGGCACTTATCTTTTTATGTATAAACGATAAAATAAAAAAATATTTCAGAAAATGTCAAAAAATACTTGACATACTGCAAGCAGTATGGTATAATTAAGTCAATGAAAGGGGGTGAGAATATGAAGCCAAACAAAAAGCCTACCGCATTTGAGATTGTACAGCTTGTTATTGAGGCGGCCACTGCAATCGCAGCCCTAATAACGGCAATCAAATGGTGGTAGGCACCAAAGAGGGGCGAAAGCCCCTCCCCCTTGCGGGGATCGGCATATTCATTATATCGTAAAGAAAGGAGTTTTTCAAGTGGAAAAGAATAGTTTTTGGATGACCATTTTGTGCGTGCTTTTGGTGGTGTCTGTCAGTGCCGGAATGAGTATTCCGCTGCGGGTGGCCATTGGCGGCTGTGCGCTTGTGATCTTGTGCAATGTGATCCGTAAAGTATGGAGGCTGTGTCATGAGTGAAGCGAAAAGAAAGACCAAAACATCCACCCAGGTGAAAGCAAGATATAACCAAAAGGTGTATGATACTATTTCCGTGCGTGTCCCCAAGGAAATGGCTTCCGCTTTTCGTGAGAAATGCGCTGCTGATGGCATTGCACAGGCACAGATTATCAAGCAGGCGATTGAGCAGTTCTTGCAGCAGTAACGGCGTTGCAGTACTGTTGCAGTACAGAATGGCAGAAAGCCCGCTGCTAAGCCAAATTTTACGCCTATAATCTTGTCACCTCGACCAAAAGGAAGCAGACCATTCTTTAGAATGGCCTGCTTCCTTTTTTTGTTTATTTGCAAGATTTGAACTTGCGACACGAGGCTCCAAATGCGTAGCATTTGGCAGAAACAGTCCGGGGGACTGTTTCGCAGCGAGTGCCTTATATCTCTGTGCTCGATTACGCATTTCTGCCGGTGGAGCAGCCGGAATGTCCTGCTTCCTTTTTTGTTTATTTACAAGATTTGAACTTGCGACACGAGGCTCCAAATGCGTAGCATTTGGCAGAAACAGTCCAGGGGACTGTTTCGCAGCGAGTGCCTTATATCTCTGTGCTGATTACTCCTTTCTGCCGGTGGAGCAGCCGGAATTTCCTGTTTCCTTTTTTGGTTTATTTGCAAGATTTGAACTTGCGACACGAGGCTCCAAATGCGAAGCATTTGGCAGAAACAGTCCGTGGGACTGTTTCGCAGCGAGTGCCTTATATTTCTGTGCTCGATTACTCCTTTCTGCCGGTGGAGCAGCACGTTTTCTCCGGCGTTGCAGTACTCGTTGCAGTACTTGGTTATGCAAGGTATAAAAAAGCCGGGCAGTTTTGATCTGCTCGGTCAGGCCTGTGGGTTAGGTAGATTGAATTTGTGTCCGGTGCCTTGA